CAAGCAAAAGTAAAAGAACCCAAAGCAAAAAACAATAAAAAACCTAAATAGTTTTACCCTTAAAACCCGCCTAACAGCTTAATAAGCCGGTTAAAGAGGTTTTAGACAAGGAAGGAGTCTCTATGTCTAAAGCCTCTTTTTGTTTATCTTGCCTTATAAAACCCACTTGTAAGACCATCTGCAAGCCCTTGGAGCGCTATCTGACCCATTTACAAGCCGTTGAGGGCTATTCTGACCGTCATAGGCGCAGGAAAGAGATTCTGTGGGATAGCCAGGATATAGATAATTTAACCACAAAAAGGGCATTCAGGATTAAATTCGGCTGGAAAATAAGGCAAAAAGACCAAGAAAATGTCCTAACAGATAGGAAGGAGAGATTTTGATAAATGGGTTTAGATTTGGAGAAACGGAAAAAATATCTTCACGAATATAGGAAAAATAATTTAGAAAAATACAATCAATGGGTTTATCTGGCACGAGAAAGAAATAGAAAAATCGCAGATAAAATTAAATTAACAAAGGGTTGTAATATATGCGGTTATAGAAAAAATGCAAGAGCATTATGTTTTCATCATTTAGACCTTTCTACTAAAAATGGTAGTGTGAGGAGTCTTTATTCACATAGCAAAAATAAAATGTTGGAAGAAATAGATAAATGCATTGTTTTATGTGCAAATTGCCATTTAGAGCTTCACGAAAAAGAAGAAAAAATGTCATAACAATATGAGAGAACAAATATTTATGAAGATAACTTATGAGCCACGCAAAGGCAGAGGCAAACTATATAAAAATATTATATACATATCAGCTCTGATAACTTTGGTGGCTCCGCTTTGAGGATGATTTCGGAATAAAGTACAAAAAAGAAAATCATAAAGAATGCCCAAGATAACCAATCCAGTTATAAAGAGTAAAATTAGACAAGGAATCTTGGCAGGTAAAAATGATAGTGATGTTTTAAGAGCCGCTGGATTTTCTGAATCAATGATTAAGCATAAAGACAGAAAGCAGATTAAGGCATTGGAAGTAGAAAAAAGTAGAATAGCCCAAGAGATTAAAGAAGCTGATGTTACGGTGTTATTAGTTTTGAATAATTTATTTGAGGATAGAGAACTTGCTCGAAAGAAGAATGACATCGCCACAATGAAAGAGGTTGACAACCTTCTCGGCAAGTACCTTGCTATGTTTACTGACAAACTCCAATCTGATATGACCATCAAAGACCAACAGGAACGCCAAGCTCGGATTAATAGACTCAAGGAATTTCTTAACACAAATTAGTATATACTCATAATGTTTATTGAACAATCATCAGCTTAAATGGTATGTATATTCATTACCTATTGAAATATAATAACTTAAGTATAGTTTTGAAGTTAACATAATACCTATTATGCGCACATTGGCTTTAGAATGGGCTATTTTAGCAAAGAGGAGATCTATGTTAATCAGGCGTTCGTTGATTGTAGGGGCAACCAGGGGCAAATAAAGGGCATCACAGAATGGACTGGCAGAGCATACTGATGAAGCCGAGGAACGCAAGGGGGGGCCGGAGGGGGCACAGAGAAAATCAAGAGAATTCCTATTCCCCTCATCTGAATTTTCCCAACTTTTTAGATTAAATGGAAGCCACTCTAACCGATAGGGAAATCTTGGAAGCCGAGAAAGTAGTAATCGAAGACAATCCTTTTGTTTTGGTTGAGGGTGAGTTTCTTACTATAAAAACCAAATCTGGCGACCTCGTAAAATTTAAACCCAATACCATCCAGAGAAAAGTCCTGAATAAAATCAAGGAGATTATAGCCAAGAACAAACCTATAAGACTCTGGATATTGAAAGCGCGACAGACTGGTATTTCTACCCTGATTGAAGCCCTGATTTACGCTTTCACTTCCCAAAGACAGGCCACTAACTCACTCGTGGTTGCTGATGATATTGACGGGGCAAATTATATCTTCGGTATGCAGAAACTCTACCAAGAGATGCTTGATAACCACTTAAAACCGATGCCTAAGCATTCAAACGAAAAGAAGTTAGAATTCGAGGGAATCCATAGCCAGATACTTATAGATACCTCCGAGAACTTAAATGCCGGCCGTAAATTCACCTTTAGGGCAGTTCATCTGTCAGAAGTGGCATTTTTTAAGGACTTGAGGGCCTTGATGTTGGGTTTAAATCAGTCCGTGCCTAATCTACCAAGGACAATGATAATCGGGGAGACTACCGCAAATGGCATAGGAAACCAGTTTTACGATGAATGGCAGAAGTGCCAGACCGGGCTTTCGGATTGGGAAACCCTGTTTATTGCCTGGTGGGAAGTCAGGGAATACCAAATGCCACTTGAGGGCGGTCAACTATATCCGGTTGAGGGTATTGAATTCGTAACCCCCGCCGAAAGAGAAATCTTTTTAATTGATGAGAAAAAGATAAAAGAAAAGTATGGCTTGACCCAGGAACAACTCAACTGGCGCAGGTGGTGCATAGTCAATAACTGTAACAGGTCAGTCTTACAGTTTAACCAGGAATATCCGGATTCACCGGAAACTGCTTTTATATCAACAGGAGATTTATATTTCAATAAAGACGGACTTAAAAGACAGGAGATTAAAAAACCCTTAGCCATAGGAAACATCGTTAAAGAGGATTCCCGGTATGTCTTCAGGGAAGACCCAACAGGGCTTTTCAGGATTTACGAGCATCCTGTCAAAGATAACCAATATGTAGTGGCGGGTGATACAGCTGAAGGACTGGAACACGGAGATAAATCTTCGGGGGTAGTCTTAAACAAGCGCACGAATAAGACTGCCTGTATTTATAATCACAATGTCGCTCCCGATAGATTTGAAGAAGATTTGATTAAAATGGGGCATTTCTATAATGACGCTTTAATCGCCTGTGAAAGCAAGGGCTATGGATATTCTGTAAACCAGGGACTTTATAAGAACTATGGCCGGGTTTATCGAAAAGTCAAGACTTCAAAAGGATACACAGAATCGACCCTGGAACTTGGATGGAATTGTGTAGCTTTGGATACCTTAGTCTTAACATCTGATTTTATTTGGAAAAAAGCTGGTGAAGTAACCACAGATGATGAACTTATTGCATTTGAAGAAAATTTACCAGAAAAATCAAATAATGGCAGGTGGGGATATAGGCATCGCACTTTTAATTATCAGAATGTTTTAAAGGTTGAAAAATTTAAAGCCAATGGATTCAGGATTGTTTTGGAGGATGGGAGAAAGATAGAAGTAAGCAACAATCATCCATTTTTAGCTTGGAGTTCAGATAATGGAGAATTTTGGAAGCAAGCAGATGAAATTTACAAAGGAATAAGATTGAAAACTATTCCAGTATGGGAATCTCTGAAAACATTTGACGCGGGTCGTTTATCGGGTTTGCTTTGTGGAGAGGGATATATTACTTCAACATTTTCTAAAAGTTTAAATAGATATTCTGGATTAAGAATGCATATTGCTCAAACTGAAGGAGAACTTTCTGAAGAGATAATAGAGTTATGGAAGAAATGTGGATTTAATGTAACATTTAAGTTTATTCAAAGAAAAAATCCAACAAGACCGCATAAAACGATGGTTTATTCTGGTCTTAATAAAGCATCCAGCGTATTTGTTGCTATTGGTCAATTACAACCAAAAAGATTGATTAGAAAATTAAAAGAAAAAAATTATTTGTCTGCCAAAACAACTTCTCGTTTAGATAAATTAAAGGTAATAAGAGTAGAAGAAATAGGAGAAATTGATGTTATAGGCATAGAGACATCAGGGCATACTATTATTACTAATGGGATATTAAGTCATAATACCAACTCCGTAACACGCCCCCAGATGTTATCTCAACTTGCCGAGGAAATCACCAATAACTCAACCGACTTATTGGACAGGGAACTCATACAGCAATGCTGGACTTTCATAAACAATCCCAAGCGTGGGCAACCGGAAGCTGAAAAAGGCAAATGCGATGATTTGGTTATGGCCCGCGCCATTGCCGGCCAAGTAAGGATGGAACAACCCTACAAAGAGAAACTTGACAGAAAGCCCAAGAGAAAAAGGTTTAAGGGATTGGCTGGGTATTGAAATGAATCTATCAAGAGTTAAATATGATGATGATGGAAATCCTTATGTTTTATATTTTTGTAGACGTAAAGATGGTCGGATAGCAAAAGATTATCATTATGGAGAAATACGTAATTGTTCGGAATGTGGAAATAAATATTTTGCTGATAACAAGAGCATAGAAAAAAGAAGAGGTCTTTATTGTTCTTGTAAATGTTCCAATAAATTAAAAAACAATCCAAGTTGGAGAGGTGGGGTAATCGTTAATCAGGGATATATATTTAAATCATCTCCTAATCATCCTTTTAGAAATAATTGGGGTTTGGGCTATGTTCCTGAACATCGCCTTGAGATAGAGAAAAGGTTGGGAAGGTATTTAAAGAATACTGAGTTTGTCCATCATAAGAATAAGAATACCTTTGATAATAGAATTACGAATTTGATGGTGATAAACAATTATGGAGCACATAGAAATTTTGATAAAACAGGCAAAATAAAACAAGAGTATATTGTTTTTAATGGAGATAATGATGCTTGAAGAAGTAAAAAAAGAAGACCCACGGAATATTCCAGATAATAAAAAATCAGACGAATCTCAGGCAGATTTCAAAATTTGTGAAATACGGATAAAAGAAGGCCAACTTATTTTAGATGCTTCGCCTGAATTCTGGATGGATAAGTTAAGGGCTTTAGGAGTTCTTGAGATGTGCAAGGACATAGTCAAAAATTTCAACAAGGAAAATAAAAAAAGTATAATCCCCGCAAGCAAGCATATGTTAAAGGATTTTGCCAGCAGATTAAAATTCAGGAGAAGGTGATATGCCATTAAAAAAGGGTAAATCCAGGAAGGTTATTTCGCAAAATATAAGAGAACTTATGCACTCCGGCCGTCCACAGAAACAATCTATTGCTATTGCGATGAATAAGGCGGGAATGTCCAGGCCAAAGGTCTTAGGTAATATCAAGGGAATACGCAGGAGCTAATATGGCGCAATTTGACCCGAAGAAAATGAAGGATGATGTTGTTCGCTGGATAACAGAGTCTAAAACTTACTATTCCAAGCGTTTCTCCGAGGTTGATGACTATATAAAACGCTATGAGGCCAAGAGGTCTATTTCAGGACTTATGGGGTGGGGGGATGACCCGAAGGCAAATCCCAAAAACGAACCCTGGGATAATGCTTCCGACATCGGAATTCCTATTGAGGCCTTTACTATTGAAGGTTTATTACCGAGATTTCTGAAAGTCTGTTATGGGGCAAAGCCTATTGTTTGGATAAGAGGGGATAGCCAAGATGATCTTGAACAGGCCCCCATAGTTCAGGATGCCTTAAATTTTCAGCTTACCAAGAAAATGAAGATTTACCGCAGGATGAAAAATTGTTTTAAGAATGTAACGATGGCTGGTGATGGTTTTATTAAATGTGTCTGGGAGAAGGAAGAAAAGATCGTTAATAGGGTTGCTTATTTTGTTGCTGATGCCGTTACCAAAGAGCCGATATTAAATGAACAACAGCAACCTGTGGAGGTTGGGAAAGATGAGGAAGTCTCTCAAGTTAATCAGATCACCGGACAATTCCAAGTAAAGATCAAAAAGATACTTTCCGAACCTAAAAAAATCTATGACGGGCCGAAAATTTACTCCCGAAACATAAAACAGATAATCATACCCAAAGATGCTAACACTCCTGAAATCGAAGAACTTGACTGGATTGCCGACCAATACGAAAGGACGATTGACTGGTGCAAGCGAAGGATAGGGAATACTGACGAGGGTGGATTTGATGAAGTAGCAGTATTCGAGATAGAACAAGATATTGTGAATAAAAGTTCAGGCCCCGATAAATTAAATCCTTTTTACCAGAAAATCCTAATAAGCGAGTGGCACGGTAAATATGATGTCAATGATGACGGATACGACGAGGAAATAGTCGTTTTCATAGGCCAAACAGGTTTTCAGGGGATAGTTAATACTTCCGATGCAATAAAGAACAGTAAATTGCTTGGCTGGATGATTACTCCTTATCCGCAAAGGCCTTTCTTCCATTATCAGATTATCCCAATGGATAATTCTTTCTACGGAAAGGGGGTTCCAGAGTTTTTAATCGGTATTCGTAATCTAGTTGACGCAGTATTTAACCAGATGATAGATAGGGGTTCCATAGCAAACCACCCTCCAACCATCGTTCCCCCAGACCACGATCCTGATGAAAATCCTTTTGGACCAGGGGTGCAATGGGTATCAGATAACCCCGGTGTTTATAGGGTCTTAGAGCTTCCGAAATCTGAACAACTTGAATTTACCAAAATGGAGTTTCTGCTTGCTTTAGTCCAAAAATTATTCGGCGTTACAGATTACTCCCTTGGTCAGCAGAGTGTTATTTCCAACAACAGGACGGCTTCCGGAATTATGACCATTGTGGGGGAAGGTAATATCAAATTTGATGATATGATTCGCGCTCTTCAGGATGTCAACGAGGATTTATACGATTTTATTGTCCAGCTAGACGCAGAATTTTTAGAAGACGAATTTGTTTATTATGTTACCGAAAGTCAAGACAACCCCTTTAAGAAGATAAGCAAGAAAGTCTGGGCTGGAAACTTTGATTTTGAGGCTGCGGGAAATTCGGTAAATATAAATCGCGAAATAGAGCAGAATAGGGCTATCTTAGCGTATAACACTTCAATGAATTCTTATGGAAAAAACCCTGTTCTTACCGAAGAAGTTATGCAGGCAGTAACGGAAAACTTTTTCAGGTCAATAGATATGAGGAATATCAAGCTACCCTCTATTGCTCAATTACAGCAGAAAAAAATAGAAGAACAGGCGCAGGCTATGTTGCTAGCTCAACAAATGCAGCAACAGGCGGCATTAAAGCAACAGGGAGGACAAGGTGGAACAATCCCCGCAGGTGCAGGAAGTCCGCTCGGACAATAAAGCAATACGGGATTTTACGAGTTGGTTTGATATAAAGAATCACAACGGATGGCTAGTTTACGAGAATGAATTGAATGGATTAGTTGATTTGTATTCCCGTTTAATGGAAGATGTAGAGCTTTCGGCCGATAAATTAAAAAATTATCAGTTAATCAGGAAAGGGTTGAAAATGGCCCTCCATATTCCTGTTTATCTCGAAAATAAGGCAAAAATGGCACAGCACAAGACATTGGGACAAAAGGCGAGAGAGGGACTTAGAAAAATCATCGGGAGGTAGAGAATGGAAGAAATGAAAGCTATGATGCAAGAAATGATGTCAAAAATGGACGCGATGATGGAGCATATGGGAGTTAAGTCAATCCCCAAAGAAGAATATATGTCTATGTCCGACGAGGAAAAAGACAATGCCGATGAAAAAAGTATGATGGATAAAGGTATGCACAAATGATTGATTGGCTCGATGATTTTATAAAGAAATTCCAGAATGACAAAGAAATCAACAATCTTAAAGAACGGGAGTTCTTCGGACATATACAACTAAATTTTTTCAAAGGAAGTATCGTGGACATAAATAAATATCAGACAAGAAAACCCATTTTAAAGTAACCGACAATCTTTAGGAAATAAGAAGCGGTTATATCTAACCCTGAATGTGTCAGGAAGATGTAACCGCTTTTTTATTTATACAAAGGAGAAACAATGGATAACCCTAATGCGCAAACCGCAGAAGGAAACCAGGAAATACAACAGCAACAAACCCAGACTGCAACCCAACAGGCAACGCAGGAGGGGACACAACAGGAGAGGTTATATGCTGGCAGGTATAAAACCCCCGATGAACTTGAGAATGCCTATAAATTTTCAAGCCAAGAGGGAATTAGACTTGCCCAGGAGGTCCAAAGGCTAAACGGGCTTCTCCAGCAGGCACAAACCCCTCAGCAAAGAGAGGCGATACAGGATAAGATTGATGACCTCAATAAATACTTTGATCCTGAAACAGCCAAGATTATCTCTGGATATGTGGACAGAAAAGTTGAAAAAAGAGTAACAGAAGCATTGGACAACTATCGCCAGCAGACTAAATCTCAGAGTGATTTTGAAAATCAGGTAACCGACGTATGGAATGAGACTAAAAAAATCTATCCCGATGTCGCAAATCCCAATAGTCCATTATACAGACGAGCAAATGAAATCTTATTTGAACGCGGCCTCGCTGAAATGAACAACGGGATTTTGCACTTATTGACTCCCTTTGCTTACAGAATTGCTGTTGAAGCGGCAGCCGAAGAATCAAGCAGGCAGGCTCCGGCTAATGCCGAATTACAGACGAAAAAAACGCAGGCAACCGCTATTCAGGGTAAGGGTTCTAAATCTGCACCACAGGGAAAACTTACCTATGAACAATATAAGCAGTTACCTGATGAAGACAAAGATGCCTATGACCAATCAATGCGACAATAACAAGGAGAGCACGATGTTCAAATGGTTAAAATCTCTCTCCAAATTCTTGAAAGATGAAAGAGGATTTGCGACCTTAAATACACACACCTATGTCTCCGGAGCAGAATGGGATTATGCGATTCCGGAGTTTTGGAGTGAGCGGCTTTTCGACGATGGTATCCGAAAAGCATTCTGGGGCGCAAGATTTGAGGGCAAAGAAGGCTCGAATAAACCCATCATTACCAAAGATGATTTCACTAAGGGGCCTGGGGATAAGATACATTTCCAGATAATGAGCCAACTCATATCTGCAGGAAAGACAGGAGAGGATACGCTTGAAGGTTATGAAGATAAGCTATCGTTAAGCCAGTTTGACCTAACAGTTGATTGGATAAGAAATGCGGTAGCTTTTACGGAGAACCTTGAAAGACGAGTAAACTTCAATGCTATACAGGTAGCCCGTCAGAGATTATCTGATTG